AACAACGAAGTTACATTAAGGGTCTCAAAGTGGGATGATTCGGCAGGTAGCTCAGTTTTAGTCCTGAATCAAACAAGGCAGGTTAATAATTTTGCTGGTGGTCGAGATGTGGCGTTTTTCGACATAAACATAAACACAACTTTAGATCAAAATGATTTTATTTACCTTGAGGTTGCTAACAATACAGCGGTTAACGATATAACAGCCGAGGTTGATAGTTATATGGTTGTCGAGGAAAGGTAAATGAACTGGTCAGAATTAGGTAAAAAGGTTGCTGATTTCGCACCGTTACTTGGCAGCGCATTAGGGCCCGCTGGTTCAGTGGTAGGCTCTTTAATCGCTTCTGAGTTCGGCACTGAAAATACGCCTGATGCAATATCGAAAAGCTTAATTAACAATCCTGATGCTCAGGTAAAGCTAAGAGAGATAGAGTTAAGATACAAGGAAAAGCTTGAGTCTTTAGTTGTTGAGACTTTATCGCTTGAGCTTAAAGACAAGCAGAGTGCAAGACTTGCTCATGCTAATAGCAAAATGCCCGCATTACTTTCCATTGGGCTGACTGTGCTTATAGCTATTATTGTGTTTATGCTTTTCTGGCTTGATGTACCTAGCGGTAGCAGAGAGGTTTTATTTATGCTGCTAGGTGTTGTTATTAAGGAGTGGGGCAGCGCTATGCAATATTGGTTTGGCACCACTAGGAGCAGTTCGGACAAAACCCGGTTAATGATGAAATAGAAAAAGCCGCTTTAATTAGCGGCTTTCTTTAATCTGAAAACCTTTCAATTACTGCTATTGCCGTGAAAAACCAGCCCCAAAAAGCTAAGAATTTCCACTCTGTTAATTTTTCTTTAAGCTCAGACACTTTTTGCCTAAGCTTGTGATTATCATGCGGGTCACACTCGCAAGATTCAGTCTCTTGCTCTTGAACATCTATGTGCGCTGTCATAGCAAACCAAGCTCTTGCGCTTTTCCTTCAAAGCCTGTTTCATAGCCATACTCAGCCGCTTGTCGAGTTGCGATAATTGCGATTAATAAATAGCGCGCTTGTAATTCTTGATCACTCATTTTCTTCTCCTCCGAAATACTCTTCAATTAATCCGAATAAACCAGTTGATAAAACTAACATCGTTACATAGCCAAGAATGATAAAATTCTCTGGCTCGCCCATGCTGTAAATAGACCAGCAATAAGTCAAAAGCATGGTTAAGCATAAAGCTGTGAAAGTAACTAAAAACTTCATGTTTCTATCTCCGTTTGATTTGATATACTCAGTATACACATAATAATTCTTTATGTGGTCCGACCAGTTGTTATGTTATTTAGGTTATTATTGACTTAAATTTAAACACTGGAGTTTTTAATAATGATTGAAGGAATTTTTGAATGGGTACACCAACTAAAAAGCCACCTGAGCCTGTTAAGTCTGAGCCACCTACAGAGTCAGACGATAAATCTTAGCTTTGTTATTTTTGCAGCATACCTAGTGTGCTTCATTCTTAAAAATAAGGCCAGTCGGGGTTATTCCTTACTGGCTTTTTTAATGTGCATGATTATCTCATACTCGCCACTTTATGATATTCTTAATAACACACAGTATTACGGCTTATTTGCTGTAATCTATTTAAGACTTACTTACGAGATAAAGCCAATTACTGCTAAGGTTGCAGCGTTGTTGATAGGTTTATTCCAAGTAACAATGGTGATTGACAGGATTCAGAATGCAGGTGTTGAAACGTTTATATATGCAAATTACGAAATTACGATCTGTATGCTGCATTCTCTTATCATTGGATCTTTTATTAAATCAGACGCTATACGAATTAAGCGGTTTTTCGAACGCTCTATCCGTCATTGTTTTGACTTTGTACGCTATACGAGCAATTACTCATATTTATGGTAAGATTATGAGTATGGTAACCATTGACAGAAAACTTAAAGATTATGAGTAATCACGACGATCAAACGCAGCAATTAATAGAGGTGGTTAGCGCCATTAAGGAGTTGACCAATGAAATTAAACACCTAGTTAAGTCACATGATGAAACTAAGATTGACGTTCAAGAACATGAAAAGCGCATTAGGGATATGGAAATTAAATTCCCACTTCTCGAAGATATGCGAGATAATCAAAAATCAATAAAACTTGGACTTATGGGCGCTGTTTTCTCTGGAGCCGCTGCGGTTGTAACTGGTATTATTCTGTTTATTGTTGGAGCTAAATAATGGCAACGGTCGGAGTTAATTCATATATTTCACTAGCAGATTTCAAAGCTTGGGCTGATTTAAGGGCTTATGACTATTCATCATACACAGATGCACAAATCGAGGCTGCAACGGTTGTTAGCGCTGTAGATTTTATTGATCCAAATTACACTTTCAAAGGCACTAAAGTAAGCGATACGCAGCCAATGGATTTACCAACAAGCGAGGTTGCAATTGCTGACATTCTAAACGGTGCAGCACAGGCGGCATGGCAGCAACTCCAAGGCTTACTATTTGTAAAGCAATCAAGCTCAAGTAATGCAGGCCAAATCAAGAAAACATCAAAAAAACTAGGCTCACTTGAGACTAGCGTTGAATATGTTGATGGTACAACTCAATCTGTTGGTACTTACTTTGATACTACTGTCATTGACAACTTCTTGAGGCCATACTTAGACAGCGCAAGCGCTAGCGGTGGCATTCAAGCGTTAAGGGTGCTGTAATGGCTACGTTTAAAAGTGAGTTTCAAGACCTAGCAACAGAGCTAATAAGTGACGAGTTTGCTGATTTTCGCGTTGCTTTTAGAGTGTTTAAAGAATCAGACGTTTACGATCCACGCACTGACACTGGTGGGGTGGGTGAGTCTCACGACTTGCAAGCTATCCCGCTAGAGATTGAAGATGCGGAGCGCATATTCTCAAACGCTACTAATGACAGTATATTTTTGGTCGCTCTTAAAGCTGGTTCAAGTCAAGAATTTGACACTTCATTTCAAGCTGAGTTAGATGGCAAAAACCTAGCTATTCAAGCAGTTGAAAACGATGCTGCTGATGCCGCTTATTTCTTTAGGTTGGCGCGATGAGAAATGCAAAGTCTCTTGATATTTCAGATTGGCTAAAAGACGAGATAAACAAAGAGACTCGCATAACTGCTATCAAACTGCTTCAAGGTGTTGTTTTGAATACCGCAGTTGATACAGGTATTTTGAGGGGTAGCTGGTTAGTGTCAGTTGAATCGCCTAATTACTCAATTCCAGGCGGTGACGATAAAAGCGGCGCAGGTACTATATCAAAAGGCGTAAATATCATAGGCACAGCACAAGCAACTGACTACCCAACAATTTACATACAATCGCGCTACCCTTACGCATACCGAATAATGGAGCTTGGCTATTCAACTCAAACTCCACCTAAAGAATTAACAAAGCAAATAAAGCGCGCCACCAATTTATAACTTAGTTAACCAAATCACTTACAGAGACAACTGAATTGCACCACTCAGGGAAAAAACCATCCTTATGGTCGTTATTTTTTATAACACATATTTCAGCTTGGTCTGAACCTTCAAAAAATGTAGGTTCAGACCACGGGTGAGATCCAGAAAATGTATTAACCGCACCGTCATAATCAATGCATATATAATCAGCATTATTCGGAATGTACATTTCAACACCCATAAACCTAACTTTTCTTTGTGGCTCTTTAATTTCTATAGACATTTTATTCTCCAATTAATTAATAGCAAAACAATAGCACACCTTTTAATTTTAACTGCTCCGACCAGTGCGCTATACTAGGTAAAAATTAAGGGTGATTTATGCCAAGACTAGACTACATCGACACATATCAAAAAACGCTTTGGATTCACTTGTTGGATAATTTACCGACAGGTTACACAATATCGGACGTTGTTAATTCAGATTTAGATAAAACTAAACCGATGACACCGCCATACATTCAGCAATCTACGACTGAAAACTTTCGTATTAATTCTAGCGCTGGCGGTGGCACCTCACGAACTGATTTCACGCACACTATTAGCGTTTATGTAAATAAGGACGAGAGAGCGCAAAAACTAGCTTTACCTGCAACTGTAAAAGAGATTGTTAGCGCTTTTGAAAATAAGTGGGTCAATGGGTTACAATTACTAGAGGCAAGCCCCGAGAAAGTCGGTGACGAGCCAAATACCAATCTATATAGATACGACATTAATGTAAACGGTTATTTCGAGGGGAATTAAAAATGCCTACAACTGTAAATGACAGAAGTTTAAACGCTAACGATATTAGTGTATTTACTTCTCTGCAAACAACAAAGGGAGCAGTTGATGCTAACCCTGTCTTCAATAAAGCGCGCAGATTATCTGGCACGACAAAACGAACAATTGCTTACACCCAATCTGGTGAAATTAAAAACAACCAGCAAGGCAAGCAACAGATTCAAGATACTAAAACATACCCGACCGAGCTAAGTACGGAAGCGAAACAGCAAACTAAAGAGTTTCTTTTAGCTGCGCTTCACGCTGAAACGGTTGATAATACAATCACTGATATTGATATTGCCGCGACAGCCACGGGCTTTACTGTGCCTGGTCATGGCTTTTCAGTTGGTGATTTTATTTTTGTTGATGGCTTGACTGTAACTGACGACAATCGCAGTTATTACGTTTCTGCTGTTGTTGGTGATGATATTACAACAAGCCCAGCACCAAGCGCGACAGAAGCGGCAGGAAACTCTATTACAGTCTCTTCTATCAAATCAACAAGTGGCACATCAAGATACTACTATACAATCCAAGAGAGAATGTTAGATCTTTCTGCTGCTGGCGATGTTAGTTACCGCACTTACCTTGACTCTCAGATTAACAGCCTGACTTTTGAGGTGCCGGAAACAGGCGTTTGCACATCTACGGTTAGCTTTGTTAGTGAAATTCCTGTTAACGGCTCCGCTGCAATTACTGGTCAAACTGATGGTACAGAAGATGCGTCAAGCGTTGTAAATGCAATCAATAACGTGGCTGGTTTTTGGGTTGATGGCGTTGATTCTAATTGCAGCGTCAAATCAATGACACTTGAGGTTAACAACAACCTACAAGAGGACCGAAGCGCTGGCTGTGAACGAGTTGGTTATGATGGCCGTTCATTCGAAGCTACTGGTTCACTTGTTACTAAAGCCTATATTTCTGACGCTAGAGATTGGCAACGCAAATACGAAAACGGCACGCGATTTAATGTTGCTGTTGAGTTGTATTGGCCGGAAGATTCTCGCAAGATGATCATAGTAATTGAGCAAGGCGTTGCTACAGAGCACGATATGCCAACTGAGGCAAACGCAATTGCATCTAACTCCATGAGCTATGCAGCCGAAGAAAGCCTAACTAGCGGTAAGACTATCACTGTTTACGCTAACTTCTAAATTATAAAGCCCCTTTAATTAGGGGCTTTTGCTTTATTTCGGTGGCTCGGGAGTTAAATACTCACCCCACCCTAAAAGCACATAATCATCTCTAAATCTTATTAATTCGTAATAACCGCTAAAGTCAGCATGCTCTAACTCATTATGCCAGCCAATACAGCTTATTGGGTAGCCGTCAACATCAACATGGTGATCATCGTCAAGCGGCTCCATTTTATCAACATCATCATCAGCATATTCTAAAGGCTTGTTTATGTAATAAGCTGGGAAAGTGTACTTTCTCCATTCATTTTCTCTCCCAACCTTTGACTTAACAGCAATCCAGAATAGCTTCATATCACCTTTTTCTACATCAGGCGTTAATTCCGGTGATTGCCAGTTTACTACAGGTCTTATCGTACTCATTTCACTATCTCCTAATTAAAAACAGGATTAACTATAACCTACTTTTTGCTTTTCACTGCTCCGACCAGTTAAGCTATACTAAATAAAATTAACATCGAGATATAAAAATGAGTTTAAGCCTAGATATTTTTAACGAAGACACAGCAAAGCAAGCGGAAGGTACAGAAATTTACCCGATAAGCGGCGAAGATATTTATTTCAAAGTGCCAAGGGTTGGAGGTTTTGAATATCAAAAGCAGATTCGAAAAATAATAAAAGATACATACGGAATTTATCACGAGCCTGATGATGTTGATATGGATTTAATCAACGCTGTTTGGCTTGGTGAGTATGTAACTCATTTTGGTGGATTTGTAGATGCCAAAACTAAAAAGCCTGTTAAGTTTACACGCGAGAATTGCCGCGCAGTATTTAGAAATAAAGGCTATCACCAAAGCTTGTGCAAAATACTAATCAATAAAGCATCTAACTTTGAATTTTACTTAACGCAAGAAGGTCGCGAGGCAATAGAGGAGTTAAAAAAGCTTTAAACTGGCAGCAAAGCGGTAACAGCGCATATTACGAGCAATTACTTAGTAATCCAAGGCAAAGAAACAACCCAGCATTAAAAGCCTTGGAAAAGCTAAAGCCTAACCTAACGCTAAAGCAACAAGAAGCGCTGGGAATTTTTAACGCTGTCAGTAGAAATAGAATGTATGTAGGTCAATTAGCTTCACCTTTACCTATTCGAGAAAGTGACATTATTGACTACATTAACCTTCATGGGTGCGCCTGCTATGAATCTGATATACTTATTAGCATCATAATGGCGCTTGATAACGAGTACTTAGCGGCGGAAAACGAGCGCAGAAAAAGAGAGGCAAATAAACATGGCTGCTGAAAAACGCGAAATTGAAATAGCGCTCAGGTCGAGAGGTGCAGAGGCAAGCGCGGATAGGTTAAATAAAAAAGTTCAAGGCATAGGAAGCTCAGCGGATAGCGCTGAAAATTCCATGCTATCACTGACAAGAGTTGCTGCGGCGGTTGGCTCCGCCTTGGCGACTAATCAAGTGATCGCATACGCTGACGCATGGACTAACGTTAATAATAGATTAAGGTCTGCAACATCGAACAGCCTGGAGTTCACTAGAGCACAGCAAGGCGTTTTAGCAATAGCCCAACAGGCTGGCGTTGATTTATCTGGCGTTGCCGATGGTTATTCTCGTATAGCTCAAAACACGGCTGAACTAGGTATTTCGCAAGAGCGCTTACTCGATGTTACGCGAAAGGTGACGTTAGCAATTAAAGCTGGCGGGGCAACAGCGCAAGAGGCTTCAAGCGTTATCGTACAGCTTGGTCAAGGTTTGGGTGCAGGCGCGCTGCAAGGCGACGAATTACGTTCAATCATGGAAGCGTCAATTCCGATCACAAAAGCTTTAGCCAAAGAGTTCGGAGTTACAACTGGCGAGCTTAAAAAGCTAGGCTCTGAGGGTAAGATAACGGCGGATAGGGTTATCTCTGCAATTGAGGGCATGGACGAATCAGCAATAACATTCACTAAAGATATTTCGAGCGGATTTACCGAAGTTAACAATGCTTTGACTGTTTATGTTGGTAATTTGGACGAGTCTCTAGGTGTTACAAATGCTGTCACAGCTTCATTGTCTGGCGTTGCTGAAAATATAGATCTTGTTGTTAATGGTGCAACCGCTCTAGTTGCAATAATTGGAGCTAGATATGTTGGCGCATTAACGAGTGCAATAGCAGCTCAAGCAATGCTGACAGCTTCATCATTAAAAGCTACAACTCAAGTAAACTTCTTAGGTCAAGTTGTAAACAGGACAACTTTATCAATGCAAGCCAGCGCTGTTGCTGCTAGAGGTTTAAGCGCTGCACTTTCGTTTATTGGTGGACCAGTCGGTGTTGCTCTAGTGGCCGCTGCTGCGATAGTTTACTTTGCTGATGAAGCTGAAACTGCTGAGGAAAAATCAAGGCGCCTAGCTGGCGAAGTTGATAATTTAAAGGCTAGTTTTATCGGCTTAACTGACGCTCAAAGATCTGTCGAGATCAAGAAAATAAACCAAGAATTTAAACAAACTCAAGACGAGCTTGTAAAGGCAACCGAAAAACTCAATCAGTTTAAATCGTTTGCAGATAGCCCGATTAAAACTCAATCAATTAGAGATTACGAGGCGCAGATAGCGAGCCTAAACAAGAGGCTTGAAGAGCTATCAACAAAAAGAAGCGCTATTTTTGAAGCTGGCTTACCTTTTGAGGGTGAGTTTTCTGAGCCGTCAAGCGGAAAGCCAACAGGTAAAACTGGCGAAACTAATCAAGCAAAAGGTGCAGGCTCTGACTTTGTTAACCGCATAAAGCTAGAAACTCAAGCTTACGCCGCAGAGCTTGGAATTAGAAGGCAGTCATCCGAGGGCGCAATAACTGAACAACAGGCAAATGATGCGCTAGAGCTTCAAAATCTACTTTTTAGCTACGAAGCAAAAAGACAAGCTATTTTAGAGCAAGAATTTCAAACCGAGCAGTTAAAGCAAGAAGCTTTGCAAGCTCTAAGAGATCAAGAAATCTTAGCGGTTCAAAATCATCAAGAAAAGATAACAGCCGAAAACAGGAAAGGCGTAAACGATAGAAATAGGTTAGATCTACTCGAGCAAAACGCCAGAATTGACAATCTAAGAACAGGCGCAAGCTCTGCCTTATCTTTGCTTTCAGCCTTTGGCAATCAGTCGTTTAAGACTCAAAAGAAGTTTGCAATAGCTGACTCTATTATCAATATTGCGGCAGGTGTAGCTAAAGCCTTAAACAATCCATACCCTGCTAACTTGGGTTTTGCTGCGCAGGTAGCCGCTCAAGGTGCGGGCCTGCTTGCTACAATCAAAAGCTCTAACCCGTCCACTTCATCTGCTGCAATAGGCTCAAGCGCTCCAAGTGCGCCGACAGCTAGCTTTGCTCCGGCACCAAGCGTGCAGAATCAATCGCAGCAAAGAGTGATAAATATTACTGGCTTAGATGGCATTGACGACGATCAACCAATACCTTTAACTGTAGGCGGCTTAAAATCACTGTTAAGCTCTGATGAAAATGTTAATATTGCAATTAACCAAGGGCAGCAAAACGCGCAACGGGTGGGCGCAATATGAGCGAATTACACTTAGATAATGTTTTTGTAACTGATGAAGAGTTACCAACTCCGGAGCCTGATTTAATACTACAGCCTGAAAACGTTTTTATTAACGATAACTCTGCAAGCGGTGCATCTGGCGAGTTTGACTCATGCGAGGCGCTAATAGGTTTTAAATCTGTATTGCCAAGCTCGACAATAACGGGCCAGAATGAAAAGCCTGATTATCCTTTCGGTAACTGCTTGGACTTTAGAGACAATACGCAATATAGCCCTAACCTTTCAAATGGCTCGGTTGTTATTGAGTTTACGCAATCAACAGCTAGCACCGTTGATTATATTGGTATTGGTATTCATAACGGCGGAACTGCGGTTTTAACTGGTCAGCTAGAGGTTGAAGTTGATGGCGTTTACGAGGTGGTAACTGTATTCACTGCCTTGGGTGACAACAAAACAATAGTCGAATACTTTGAACCCAAACAATCTTCAAGACAACGTCTAACGCTTAACTTTAGTAATCCGCTTTATATCGGGAATATCTACATTGGAAAGGCTTGGGCTTTTGATAAAACGCCATCTTTGGGCTTTACCCCTGCCGCTACAAACTCGCTAGATCAACTTGAGGGTTTTACGTCCGATACTAATCAATTTGTAATGGGTCGTATTGTTGAGCGTGGCTTTGGCCAAAAAGGTCAGTTTAATTTCATGGCGTGGCAAGGTGATTTAAATTCACTAAACTCAATTTATAGAGATTATATGTTCCACGTCAAAAGCGGAAAGGCTGTTTTCATGAAGTGGAATAAGCAGATAAACCAAAACTTCTTTGGCCGTGCTGCAAATCCAAACAACTTACAAGCGCCGAGCTACGACACAAATAACACGGGCACTTTTTATTTTGATTACAGAGGGTTTGATTAATGTCATTCGACTCTAAAAAGAATACTTACGGCGAAAGCTTATCGCATGGCGTTTCAATTTTTGTAAACGCCTGCAAATACACTACACCCGATAATCTAGCAAAGAGAAATATAGTCACAGGGTCTTCAATCACCGATATTTACACAGGTACTCTTGCAATATCTGGTGGCGATCCGCTTTTCTTTCAAAATGCCAATCCGTACATAAATTTAAACGGCGAGATAATCAAAGTAACAGTTGATAGTGCAACTCAAGTAACAATCACTCAACGCGGAGCTTTTGGCACAACTGCTGCTGGTCATTTTGCAGGTGACGCTTTAATAATTCACGGTGGGGAGGCTGACGGATCATGCCTTGGTTATCCGAAAAGACCTGATGGTGGCGGATGCTCTACTCCTGATAGTTTTGATAGAGATGCAGAGCGAGAGTTTTTATTTATTGCAGATCAATCTTTTGATGGTCAGATTTATTATAACGGACTTTTGCCAAGCGGATTGAATCACTCACCTACTGAGATAAAGCCTGGTGAAGGTTTGGCTAAAAATGCTGGGTACTCTGTAAATATCACTGACAATACTGATGACGATGTTTATGCTGTGCCATATCCTGAGCGCCGCACAAGCAACAGCACGCTGTTTAGGAAGTTACTAGCACGAACGGGAGGGTATTTACAGAATCGTCGCGCAATCGTTTATACAGGCTTTAAAAACGGCGAAAACTTTAGCAAAGATGATTGCACTCAAAGAGAATACTTTATTGATGATGTATCGCTAAATAAAAGTACATTCTCAATGACATTACGTGATCCACTGATGCTTGCAGAAGAGTCGAAAGCTAAAATGCCTGCGGTAAGCTCTGGCAAGCTATTAGCGGCAATTGATAATTCATCAACACAGATAACACTTAAAGATTTTGTTGCAGGCGAATATGGCGAGAATACTGATGTAGTAACGGTTAAAATTGATAGTGAGCTGATCGACTGCGTTGTTAACGATGATGATACAGGTGTCTTGGACATAACGACTAGGGCAGTTGGTGGAAGTGAGCAAAAAGATCACAGCATCAACGCCTCTGTTCAAATAGTTTTGGTTTTAGGTCGCGGTGGGACAGGTTTCAATCCGGTTGAGGAAATATTGAACTGGTACGCTCTATACACAAATATACCAATCAGATTTTTCGGCACTTACACTGATGCAATAGCAAATACACCTGATGCGACCGGGCCAGTTTATATTCATAAGCCTGACTCAGTTAAAAACTACGTTGAGCAAATGATCAAGGCATGGTCTCAATCTAACATTGCAATTTACTTCAATGAAAGAACACAGTTAATAGACATAAAAGTTAATAGCGACTTTCAGCAACAACCTGTAACGCTAGATTTCAGCACCGACATAAAGCAGGGTTCTTTAAATATTAAACAGGATTACAAAGGGCAAATAACTAGATCTACAATCGGGTTCGCACCATTTGATGCGAGCAAAAAAGTAGATGACGAAAATTCATCAATTGTATTCGAGTCAATCAACGCGTTAACTGAGTTAACTGGCACCCTAGAAGCTCAATCGGATAAAGTTTTTTACACTCAGCTTTTGACTAACTCTGATACTGACGTACAGATAGCCGTTGCTGGTGCTGCTAGAATCTCTAATACAAATGTAAAAGTGCCCGAGATATTCACTTTCAAAATAGATTATTCGAATTACGGCGATATATCAGGCGGAAAGATTGAAGAAGGTGAAATAATCAACGTAACAACTGACGAAGTTGTAAATGATGACGGCTCGCCTAGATCTAGTAACTTGCAGATTTTAAGTCTTAAAGATAATCCAAAAGAGGCTACTTACACACTAAAAGCGATCACCTATCAGGATGTAATTACTCCGGAAGATTTTGACTTTGTAATTTCAGAGGATAAAGAAGATTACGACTTGAGCGCCGAGTTTGCACCTGGAAGCGCTGGCGAATACACGATATTTATTCAGACAGGTGTAACAATAGGCTCAACCAGCGTAAATAATCCAGCTTTTACCACTGGTGCACAATCGGCGGGAGTTAACTTTAAAATAATTCATAGAGGGTCAATTCTTGGTGCTGGTGGTCGCGGGGCAAACGGCCCTGTTGCAGAAGCGTTCAACCCAAACGATACGCCTATAAGGGTTGTTGCGGATGGTCTTGATGGTTTTAGTGGTGGTTCCGCTTTTAATGCAACAGTTGATTGCACAATAGATACATCCCAGGGCGTAATTTACTCAGGCGGTGGCGGTGCGCCTTCAACAAAATCTGTTGCAGATAGCTCGGCAAATCCCATATATGTAAGTGCTGGTAACGGCGGGTCTGGTGGCCAAGGCTATGTAGGTGGAGCTGGCGGAAGTGGGGGCTTTGCACTTATAGAGAGTTCAATTTCAGAAACTGGACCTAGCGGAGTTAACGGATCAAGGCAGGCTCCTGGCGCTCTTGGAGAAATATCTGGCGGCGCATGGGGTGAAAGCTCAGGGTTTAATTCTGAAAGCGGTGACGCTGGATTGGCTGGCTTTGCAATACGCTCTAACGGAAACTCTGTTACAATTATCGGTGACAATGATTTAACAATTAAAGGCAGGAGAGACTAATGCCGTTACAATTTAAAAATATAGCCGTTGGCAATTTGCAAGATGATGTTAGCGGCAATAATTACGCAGCAAATAAAGCCGTTTACATTTTAAACTTAAACAACACTCTTGCTCAGATATTTTCTGACGAAGCAGGAGCAATCCCAATCGTTCAAGATGGTGTAAATAACGTCACGAATTCAAAAGGTGTTTTCGGCTTTTGGGTTGAGGCTGGAGATTACTTTGTGCAAGTTGGCGCGAATAAATACCGAGTTTCAATAACTGGTGCTGATTATTTTAATAATCGAGTCGATGAAACTGTAGATTTAATTGTTGATGCTGTAGCAGGTAGAGGTGCTTATTACGTTGTAGGTAGTTTTGAGGCTGGATTTACTTACACCGACATTAATCAAGTCGGTACTTTTGGTGGTACTGATTACTACGTCTTTACTGGTGGATTAACTAACTTGACTCACCCTGTACCTGCCGGAACAGATCCAACATTAAGCAGTGATTACGCGCAGGTTTTTTACGGTGAAATTGACAACGTTCAAGGCTTGCGTGATGAGCTTGACGAAAGAGCGCTTTATTTATCAATTGCGAAGGCTCAGGCTAAAACTGATTTGGTTGTTGGTCAGTATGTCAGGCTGAAAGACAGAGACTTTGGGCTTTTCGTCGTTAGACCTATTGGTTTAGTGGCGGATGGTTTTAGTATTATAGGTTTGAGTAATGGATTAACATTGGAATATGTCCAAGAAGGTTTTGTTAACGTCAAACATCTTGGAGCGAAAGGAGACGGTGTCACCGACGACACGCTATCGATACAAGCTTCTATAGATTTAACCCCTTCACTAGTTGGTGGTCACATCCACATGCCGACTGGGACTTACATCCTAGATATATCTACAAGCATCGGTGATCGAAATTATGCATTACTACTAAATAAAAACAACGTCACACTTTCAGGTTGTGGGGACTCTACAGTATTAAAACTAAAAGATTTTGCAGACTGTACAGCGCTGTCTCTGGGTCAGTTGGGCGGAGCTAACGACATCAAGGTCGGCTTGCATCTTAAAGATTTTGTAGTTTATGGAAATTGGGAAAACCAGACGTGGGCAGGACCTACAGGGCTTGAAGACCCAAGTGACAACCCTGATACAGGTTGGGTTTCTGGGAAGCAAGTGTACGACCAAAACGGTATAACAGGGTCACTACTTAGTCACTGTAAGTTTTCTGATGTAAAAATAATAAATTGCGCCCAGGACGGATTTACTCTCGGATCAAGTAGTAAATGTGAACTCTCAAACGTAACTATACAAGATTGTGGTAAGGGTCTATTCACAGCCTTCCTTTGTCAAGGAATAAGAGTGATGGGCGGATACTATGATAACCCCAATTCTAGTCCAGACTTGGGAGTAACCAAAGATTTCTACAACACGTCTTCATCAGGTTATCCGTCAATAGGATTTGCTTATGCACCTAACGCGGTATTCACGGGTTATCGAAGTAGGTGTATAGTTGACGGGGCTATAATCACAGTTAATAACGGTGACGGTACAAGAGGTCGAGGTATACTACAATCGTGGGATGGGTCAGATTTAAGCATACTGAACACCAATATACACAACGTGACAGGCTCAACTTGCATAGAGCTGTCATCTAGTAGTGCTAGTATCGTATCGTTTATTGTTGACGGCAACACTCTTATCAACGAACAGGATGGTTGGAGCAACTCAATAAGTGCGAGCAATGCAAAATTGATATGGTCTAACAATAGTGTGCAAAGCAAGGGTACAGGTTTGACTGTGTTAGATGCGGCTGTATTAAATATATCTGATTCATCTTTTGACCTAACTAACTCACCAGCAAGCGAGGATTCGGTTGATATTAGATCTGTTGGCAGCGGCAGCATTACAGGTGCGTGGAGTAATCGAGCTGTCGACTTCAACGGAGCTACAATAACTCATATGGACTGGGTTGGTAACGATATACCGGACAGGCTGAACGATGGTAATGTTACTTTTGCAACAGATACAGAGACAACAACTAAATCTCAGGGCAGAACAGGCGCAACAATACCAGCCAACACTACGGAAACTCTAGATATTACTGGATTCAACAGTTTGAGTTTTGACACCAAAATCAAGAATTTCTATGCTAACTCACTGTCCGTAATGTCGGCGAATATCGAGTTATCTGCTAGAGTTGTAGCTACAGATACAGTGAGATTGTACTTACGTAACAATACGGCTTCTGGGGTGCTTGTTGGTGGTGCCACTTGGTACGCTGATGTTGTTGGTTTGCATTAGTAGAGAAACTTGTGTCTTATTAACATAACTAAAAATATGAGGAGGCAATTTTAAATGCAGTCTAATCATCCTCATAAACATCTGACTTAATCAGATAGCTGCGGCCTTTAACTAGGCCGCATTTTTACAACTCAACATTTAAAACGCAATTTCTTTCAATGGCACTGCGCCACTTGCTAAACGTGCTTTTCCCAAGCTCATTACCATTGTGATCAACGCCGTGATAGTAAGTCTTGTAATAACGATAAAACATATCTAAATCTAAATCGGTGCCACCGTTATATGCTGGCAATGCTTTTGGTGTCATTGAGTATTTTAGCCTTGCCATGGCGCAGGCATACATCGGCGACTTTAAAAGTAGGTCGTGAGAATAGCTATCATGACCACCAGCAAGCAATAAAATACGCCTTGCAAAATCTTGATCTTTCAATGCGTCACAGTTAGCCCAAATATCAGTATGTGTTGCTGGCTCAATCTGCCACCAGCTAAGCGCGGGCCCGTTTATTTGCTTGTTAAACTTTCCGCAATCCGATTCTATGGCAGTAGTGCACAAGCTTAAAAAGTTAGACTCAACACTTTCATACCTGTCGCCCATAAACTTATGTGTAGGCTTGATTATGAAATCGTGTAATTGCTGTGCATTCATTTAACATTACTCCAATGTGGAAACTTGCCTGATTTCTTGCAAGTCTCTAAATCTACGTCTGACTTGCCTGTAATTGGCAAATCGTGCTTTTTCATTAAATTTTTCAAACCTTCCGAAGTCATCTTGCCTTTATTCTCGCTCATAATGCTACCACTTATTGATTTTTATAAATGATAGCATTGTTTTAGTTGATAACTGGTCTTACCTGTTACTAGCCGCCTTGTTGCTGTGGAGCAAACCCGCCTTGCTGATTATTAAACCCACCTTGCTGTTGAGGCTGCTGTTGTGGAGCAAACCCACCTTGCTGTTGAGGTTGCTGGTTGAATCCGCCCTGCTGTTGCTGTTGAGGTTGTTGCTGTTGAGCTGGTGCATTGCACTCTTTATAGCTTTGTAGCTTTGGAAAGCACATATCAAGCTTTGTATATTGACCACAGTCGCTAACTTCAATTTTCAACTTGTCACAACTGACAACAACATAGTTACCTTTTACAAAAGCTTTTTTAAAGTGATCGAAAGCTGCTTGAGATTTAGCAAAGAAAGCGGCTTTGTAATTTGTGTAAATTGGCTGTTCGTCTTTATCTTTTTGAAATTCGCTCAACTCAATAACAAACATATAACTACCGTCTAGTTGCTTTTCAAAAGTATCTTTTCTTAATTCACCGGGTATTACGTGCATAGCATTTTCCTATTTATAAATATCGTTAAATGTAAAACCAATTGAAGATAGCTTTTCATCCATCTCACTAATAAATTTTGGTATCTCTTCATTAAAAACTGAAAACAATTCAAGGTCTGGCTCATGCGTAACCTTGTGAATGTTTTTCTTTTTCATGCGAGGATCAAAGTTAACAAAATCCCAATAATCCCGCTTTGTTAGCCATAAGCTAAATTGAATCTGAGTTAAATATTCTGGCCTTGGCTCTCCACCTAGCAACTGATTAACGTATTGCTCAGTAGTCCAAGGGCATTTTATTTCTAACCCGCCATTATCATTTACAAGCGAATCAGGGCTAACGCCGCAGCGCATATCATCTGAGTAGATGAAAGCAATTTCAGTTATTCGATTATCACCAAACGGGTTGTAGAGTTCGCGAGCTTTTGGCTCGTTATCTTTACCCCACTGCATTTGTTTTGCTGTGATTTCATCTGGTAAAAGCCCGGTGCAAACTTGAGCTATTAGTTGCTCCATGTATTTTTCACGACCAGCACTATAAGTGCCTTTCTTTCTACCCGGCTTGATAATGTCATGCACTCTTGAGCCTGTAATTACACCTGCTCGCATTCTATGCCACTCAGTAGAGCCTTGCTCAACTTCGCCACCGTCAAAACCAAACTTGTCAAGTGTTTGCTCTGATAGCCTTTTAAAGTGCTCAACCGTACTAAGCATTGTAACTCTCCAAGAATGAAATAACCTTAACAGCTTGTTCGCTTGTTAAATCACCAATTGACGATATCTCACAGCCTAAAAGGTTTGGTGCAAACTTGCATAGATCTGACTCTGTGCGCTCTAAACCAGCAAGCAGATCAACAACTGCATTAATCTGATTTTCATTTATCGGGGTTACGTCTTTTGCTTGCTCTTGCTCTTGAATGCCCTCACCAACATCTGTGTTTAGGTTATGAATAGCTTGATCTAGACGATCAACTTTAGGCCAGTATTTGCTTGCCCGCTTCACAATCGTTTTGCGAGCCATTTCGTTATAGTCTGTTTTCCAAGGTGTTTGCTTGCCGCTTTTGTACCCTTGCGAGCGCTGCATGATAGCGTCAATGTCAGCTCTAGACATTTCCTCTGTTAGGTAATCGCCGTCCGCAGTTTTAACAGTGCAGTAACCACCAATAACACTGCCTCGGCTTCCAAAAGGGTTGTATTTGTGCGTTGGCGCATGATCTAAACCGTTTGATTCATAGGTATCACCTTCATGCACAAGCTTGCATTGGGCCCACTTTATAGAGCCCGTAGACATCGCTAAGTGAATCAATCCCATATAGCTAATATCAAGACAAACCTTTTTATCTCTTGGCACTAAATAGGCGTGCTTGTTAGCTGGATTTAAGCTAATTCCAATTGCAGCCACATTGATTATTGCATTTTGCAAGCTTGTCATGTTATTGCGTGCAGTATTGGCTAAAAAACTATTACCTTGCAGGGCTTGTATTGCGAACTGGCTTTCTGCTGCGAAAGTTATCTTTTCATCCACCACGTTAGATAAAAACATACCTTCCTGATTTTGCACAAATGCTACTAATTCATTGCTCATTATCTACTCTCACTTGTTTAGTTTTTTGTAAGCCTTAACTTCTTCATAACCTATTATGTTAATCCAAGCTTTTGGCATTTTCTTTTTTCCAGATAAAACCTCAGAAAGAAAAACTCTAGAAACACCTATATCTAAAGCAAAGTCTTTCTTGAATCTGTAATTTTCAGATATATAAAACTTCAATCTAGTAATAAGCTGCTCGTAATCAATCATACTCACCTCGTTTTGTTTTGGTGTTGTAACTTTAGTATTTATTAAGCTCATTGTAAAGTAATTTTTTAAACAAATTTAGCTTGCGCAATAACCATTCAATTGCTACATTTACCAAACCAAACAAACGGAGATAAACAATGAACTTTGAACTAAAACAAGCCGAGCTAGATTTAGCTATCGAGCAAATGAAAGAATCAACTGTAATTAACGAGTCTAACCTAGCACTGTTTTTTGACTGCTACACGTCAGACGAGCAAGCAGAGCAAATCCTTAGCGGTAAGAAGTTTATTAGACTTAATCGCGGTCACGGTGATTATGTTGCGGTTGAGATTAGCGATATTAGCGCCGAGCTAGCTGCTGACCACGATTTCACTATCGTGCTAATAGACTTATCGCTTAAAGGCGGCTTTAACACCTCGGAATTGATTGCAGAGCGTTTGCGAAAAACCATCAAAGCAGAGCTTGCGCAGATTAAAGTAGATTTTATTGATTTATTAACTGGCGCTTGATGCGCCTTTGAGGTTCTTATGATTGAATTTTACAAAAGCAAATAGCAGAGCTTGAAGCAAGGGTTATTGCTCATGCTGAAAACAACGAGCTTGATGCAGTTAAAAAGCTAAATTCAGAAATTGATAATTACAAGCTTGCGATAAAGCAATTAGGTGGTGAGTGATGAATAAATACAGCTTTGCAGAATTTTTAAAGTCATGCGATATTTTTACATTTATGATAATAGCATTCCTTATTGGTGTAGGTGTCGGTATTGCTATCAATGAGAGTGGTATGCACGCAGAAAAGCACGGCTGCGAATACGTAGAGAAAACAGAGTGCAAACAAGTATGGGTGAGAAAATGAACTTAATAATTGCCAATCATATAAATATGAATCCGTTCACCTGGTCAGAGCTTTATTACGCATATGAGCAGGCAAAACAGTTCAGGGCTAAAAACAAGTTTTCTGAACTCAGCGTAGAGCTTCAAATAGCAACATATAAATTCAGATGGACTGATAAAAACTGTTATTTAGACAATGTAATCGTAAAAGGTAAAACACAATGAAAAAATTACTACTAATCGCGCTACTTTCTTTTGGCGCCCAGTCAAAATACACAGCAGAAGACTGCAAGGTAATAGCAGAACACGCAGAAGTAATCATGGCAATGCGTCAAGACGGCGCAGACATGAGCAAAATGTACGAGCGTCTAACTATGAACATTAGCCGCTTAATGATTGACGAGGCTTTTAGTAAGCCGTTATTCAGCACTGAAAAGCACAAAAAGCAAATGGTAACTAGCTTTAAAAATAGCTGGTTTAAGTCTTGTATTAAGAATGTTGCAAAGGAGTCTTGATCATGGATGATTTTAGTGATTATTACCATGTTTATCCTGTTGGTGATTTTAGAGATCACATCCTTGAAGATTTAAAGTGCTGGTGCAAACCAAAGTTAGCCGATGAAGGTGGGGTGATACTTCATAATTCAATGGATGGAAGAGATAAGCACGAATGCGGAGCTAAAAAGCATTAAAATAAACCTTTAAAAATCACCAATAGCCAAGCCCGCCATGTGCGGGTTTTTTATTGCCTGCAATATCTCAGATTAAAAGCTGACTTCAAAAGTCGCTACGCTCCCCATTTTCAAGAAAGTGAAACGCAACTAAAGAGCAAACCTTAGCAACTATGTTGAAAGCCACCTCCTTGAAATTGGCCTTGCATGATTTTAAATGCCATCAATATGACGACCTGTTTAAGATAGATATAGATATAGATATATAAAACCAGCAATCACGCAGCTTAGAGTCAAACTTCCTACCTGAGCGCGTGAAAAACCTACCTGAGCGCGTGAAAAAATAGCTGATTTTTCACTCCGTGAGGTAGTTATCCTACCTGAGCGCGTGAAAAAATAAATGCAAACTACTTATTGACGGTAGGAGTAATGGCCGTTAATATAGCATAGTTACTTAAAAGAGGTAGAAAGATGGCTAAGACAATTTTAGATAAGGCTACTGGTGAAATACTGGAAGAACCGGATTTTATAAAGCTTTACGTTAGAGATATTTGCA